CTGCTTAGTGTTGCGCTTGTTGCCTTTGTTGTAGTCAGTAACAAGGAAGCGACCGCGTGATGCCAAGTGGAAGTCACTCAACTCTCGCCAGTAATCAATAAAGCTGCTGCGGTCACTCTTCAACTGACCTAATCTGCTGTTATACTTATCAGTTTTAGACAGTGCCATAGTTAAGACCCCAACAATGTTTTAGATGTGCCGCCCGTGTTACCAAGCAAACCGCGCGCACCTGTCAGAATGGTACTGCGTCTACCAGCTGAATTGCGTCGTGTCGCGTACGATCCACCGCTAGACGTAGTGTCGCCTGACGAGTTGCGTTGTTTTGCTCGCTCAGGTTGTCGTGTTCCTGGTGGGTTTTCACCCGGTGCTGGACCGACACGGTTATACTGCCACTCGCGTACATAATCATACCCTGCGTATGGCCCACTTCTACCAATAGCGTTTTGACGCCTCTCATCGGGTGTTGTCTCACGCGTCGTCACTGTTGCGCTGTATAAATAGTTAGTGTCGTTCTCTTTATCGTATCGCGTGTAAAACCGCTCACCTGAACCATTGGATGACGGTGTTTGATATTCTTTGTACTGGTCGGCTGCTGGGTTGCGTTGCTTGCTCGCGCCGAGACGTACGGTCCTGTCTTCGTCATAGGCAACGTTCCCCACGTCAAACACTTTAGCGTTTGGGTTTGTTACCTTCACACCGCGATACCGAACAGCCATTGCCTTAGTTCCCTAACAACGTCTTCTGTTGACCAGACTGACCAGTTGTTAGACCACGTGCGCCCGTCAGGATAGTGCCTGATTGCCCCGCTGCTAACCGACGTCTGCGGTCGTCGTCTGTGTCTTTGGTCACGGTAGTCTGTCTTGATGCGTCAGGTGCTTCTGGCGCAACAGGTGGTACAACTGGTGCTTCGTATGATGGTTTACCGCCGCCGCACATAACACTGTCCTCATATAGTTTGTATAACAATATTATATTATCAACAAGTTATCAACAAGTTATTCACAGGCTATCTAACGGGTCATAGTCCCAGTTGTTAGATGTATTACGTAACCCTGGTATATTATCTCGCTCACCACGCTGTGCACCGTTAGGTAGCTTAGGTACATCAATAGCAAAGGTTAACGCTAAAGCGTCACCCCAGTCAGGTGATGACATGCCGCGCTTCTTAAGTTGGTCCTTACTCTCTAACACTAAACGGTCTTTACTGTCATGTGAGTATTCCCGTTCTGTCAGCTCTGTCTCAAGCTGCGGATCGCTATGGATAGATCCGCCAGACATTAACCACTGTCTCATACGCGCCCACATCTCAGCTACACGGTTAACATAGTGTTTCTCGTCTGTTGCTTTTGCGCCAAAGTTAACCCCGTTCACCATCCAACCGAGCTGGTTAAGTCTATCAACAATCGGGCCGCCTAACCCTGTCTCATCTATGTTGATAACGTCAGGCTGGTGGTCGTTAAATATGGTCGTCAATATACTGATGAGCTTCATGCTGTCGCGTGACTTCTCACCGGGGATCTTGTAGACCTTCTCACTCTTGGCATCCTTACCGCGTCGAAACTGCACAACACACTCATCGCCACCGCCACGTGCAACATCGACACCGCATATTAGTGGATCGTCGCCTAAGTATCGCGGTACACGCTTCTGTGCCTGTGATACAGCGTCACCTGGAATGAACTGAACATCTGAAGCACGCGGGAATACACCGCGCACGCGCACTCTGAAGAAATCAGAGTCTTCACCCCATGTGTCCTCCCACTCTTTGAACAACTCTTTGTTCGTCATCTTGGCTGTACGACTATCTATCTGTCTACAGTTCCACACATGACGTTGACGCTTGAATATCTCAGCAAACTTACCTGTGTTACGTGTTGGGTTACCGAACACGAAGAACATAGGCTCACCGTCCGTCAGACCGCCTTCAGCAACTTCCCATATCTTATCTGGCACGGCTGACGCCTCATCAAAAATATAGAACGGTGTTGATGATGCACTATGTAGACCGGCGAATGACTCACTGTTCTCTTCACGACACGTCTGAGCGTCAACCCGCCAGCTCTCAGGGTAATTCTTGTGATACAGGTGCATGTTACCTTTTGAGTTGTTGTACTCAAACCAGCGAGTCAGTATGCTACGGTTCATCCACTTACCGACCTCACCCCACGTCTTTGTCTTGAGCTGATCGCCAGTATTAGCTGTAACAACACCCTTAGCGTACATACGCGTTGCCATAATCCAGAGAATAAGCCATGACGTTAGTGCGCTGTTGTGCGTCACTATAAAATCGTTTGCTAGATATAGGCTATTCTCCGCGCTAACAGTAATGCAATGCCCTGGTCCTGTATGATCATATTCAATTGAATGCACCACTTTAATTGGGTTACGTTTAACCGTGGCTGCGTAATCCTCATACATATCGCGCTTTCTTTTTACCATAAACGGATTAATATTTCGCGGTAAATTGACGTGAACTTCATAGTTGTCACACGTTGCTAAATTGTCACGTCTACCGTCTGTACTGTAGTTACATACCCCACCTAACGATTTAACAATCCACACCACATCATCTCTCAGTCTAGGTGATGATGTTGAGAAGTTAACTTTGTACCCCTTTCTCCCTTTACGCGGCGATACGGTGCCGTCACTATCCATTAACCCGCGCAAAACTTGCAACCTCACTTCCGCAGTGTTGTATTTATAAACATCTGGGACAAATTTCTCTGAACTTTTCAACCCTTTTAAATTCAATCGGCTTAAACACTGAACCACCTTGTTTGGAGTGTTATCGTTAACAACCTTAGAAATGTGCTGATAGTTTTTGTCTTTGCCAGCTAAAGCCATGCCGTCAGGTAAGTGGTTATTAATATATGAATATATTTCTGGATCAAAACATGACACACGCACCGCGCTAGATGTGCGTAAATTACCGTTACCCAGTAAATAACCTACAAGATATGGGTTAAGAGGAACGTCTTTACATTCATAGTCAACTGGTTCTGTTATTGGTATTTGATATCGACGATGTAAATTGCCCATCATCTCTTCAGTAGTTACCACGCGCGGTTTTCGGTGTGTAGACCGATCTGATTCTGTGGTAACTTGCCACTGGTGTTCTTTACCAGCGAAAGTGCTAGTGCCATCGCTGAACGTGACCTTGTAAAAATCCCAATCTGTGTATGGGTATTTAGCTGTTACTGTTGTGGGCTTACCGTCAGACCCAAATACACGACTACCTACATCAATATCACCCCAACTCTTAACACCGTCTGGTGTATCTAAGTCTATGATATTACTCAAAATTTTCCCAATTCCGTGCCCGGAACTAGTGGCTTCGCGGATGGGTCTAACAGGGTTAACACCGTCAAACCCTCTCGTTTTAACCTGCTCGCCTATCTCTGTTAACACGTCAAGCTGCCACGTGTCAGGACCGTTGAAACCTTCAAGCTCACCCTCACCCCACGGGAACGCCCACATGACGAAACCTAACGGATCAGCATAAAACTGTGCTAGCTGCTCAGCAATTTGCACGTCAAGCAGTTTATCCTTCAGAGGGTTGTACTGCGGTACAACTTCACCCGTCATAAAGTCCATCATAAGAATGACACCTCATCGCCGCCAGCGTCACCGCGTAGCTCTTGTAATCGTTTACGCCCATCAGCCAAAGCCCGTGCTACCTCAGCATCAGCAGCGACCGCGACCTTCTGTGCTGCATAAGCATCGATGTGACTGTGACGAGCTAATTGATCTAACTGTTTAGAAGCGACACTGTATAACCCTTTTTGCAGTGACAGCTTGTACAGCATGTACATTTCTTCTTTCACTGTCTCGGCGGTTAACTCACTGGATTGCATCTGCATGTTATAGATGATTCTAACCGCCTCAGCGACGTTCTCACGACCTATAAGCTCAGATCCTTTGTCTGGGTGCATACCGACCACTTCAGCAGCTCTACGGTGATCGTAGTCTTTCGTGTACTCAAAGACAAAATGCTCTTCGTCAGTGCTGAGCTGTATACCGGTTTGAGACTGTAAAGCTGTCTTGGCATTTCTGCGTCGTCTGCTCACCGTAAAACTCCTGTGGATAAACTGTTAATAAGTTGTGAATAATTCTGCGCTGTTTAACCGAGAAAAGTCAATGATTTTCTGACAGTCAAAATGACCGTCATTTCGTAGACACGACTAGACAGCTCAAAACATTCGGCTGACTCAAAAACAAAAAAAAATTTCTCAGGTTGCGAACTTGAAAA